TGTCTTTGTCGCGCTCTGTCCATTTATGAATTCAAGTCCGACAGGCTGCTAGGCAGCCTTTTCGGAGGACTGCTGTACCTCTTCATTCTCGCAGCCGGCCCGATCTGGGGCGGCATCATCACCGCAGAAGCTACGCACCTGTCCGCAGCAGGCCGGTAATCCGGATAACTGCGGCTTCCCCAGCGGGCGGTGGGCGGCATGAAGAAAACACCCGCAGCAGCGGCTTCTAGCGCAACGCTATTCATCCCGCAGGGGTGACGCTGCCGAGTGGCGCCGTAAGCGCCTTTCCCCTTCTACCTGGAGAACGATATGGCCAAGATCACAAAGGACCAGGCCAAGCGTCACAAGCAGGCGCTGGACTTGGCCCATAGCGATAAGCACCTATCACTCGATGACCGGCTGTTCATCTTGGATAACTTCCACGAGGGAGCCACCAACATGAACGGATTGGCAGGCGCTTTCTTCACCCCCGAAGGACTTGCCCGAGACTTCGCTATCGAAGTGAACGGAGGAACAATCATTGACCTGTGCGCCGGGATCGGGCGTCTGTCGTTCGCCTGCTCTGATGGAGCCAAGCGAATCGTCTGCGTTGAGCAGAATACTGAGTACGCAGAGGTCGGAAAGCGCGTCGTTCCTGACGCCGAATGGATTGTCGGTGATGTGTTCGGCATCGGGAATATCGGAACCTTCGACTGGGCTATCTCCAACCCGCCATTCGGGCAGATAAATACCGGTGCCGATTTTGATGGCGCCTACTCCGGCGGGAAGTTCGAATACAAGGTGATCGAGCTGGCCAGCCGGCTAGCCTCCTGGGGCGCTTTTATTATCCCCCAGATGTCGGCCCCCTTCCGCTATTCAGGTAAGCAACACTTCGAGCAGCAGATCAACAAGGAATGCCGCAAGTTCATGGATCAGACGGGGATCGTCATGGGAATGAACTGCGGCATTGATACCAGCATGTATCTGAATGACTGGAAAGGCGTGAGTCCAGTCTGCGAGATAGTGATCTGTGAGTTTGGCATCGAGGCCGAAGAGGTTTCGGCAGAGCCTAAGCCAACAATCCAGCAAGTACCCGCAAAGCCACTTCCGTCCGGCGAGCAGCAATGCGCTTCTGCGCAGCTCGATATATTCGAGCAGATCGCCTAACCCCTCCCTTCACTGGCTGCGCATGCGCGGCGAGGATCACTCATGCATACCCAAAACATGCGGCTATGGGATCAGGTTCAAGCAACTGACCCATCGGCCACCAAGAGCGCAAAAGTCGATGGTCAGCAGATCACGTCGATCAGCGGCCAGCACATGATCATGAAGGCTACCCAGATGTTCGGCCCTGTCGGGATCGGGTGGGGCTGGACGGTCATCGAGGAGCGCTTTGACCAGGGTGGCCCGATCTTCCGTGAAATCACCGACGCTGAAGGCAAGAAGGTCAGCGAACTAATTGGTCACGAAGTCGGGCACACCGTGCGCATCAAACTGTGGTTCGAATTGGACGGCAAGCGCGGAGAGGTAGAGCAATACGGTTGCACGCCGTTCTCCTACCGGTCCAAGTGGGGAATCACCACCGACACCGAGGCGCCGAAAAAATCACTAACGGACGCCGTGAAGAAATCTCTCTCGATGCTCGGGTTCAGCGCGGACATCTTCCTTGGTTTGTTCGACGACCGCGACTATGTGGAAGCACGTCGTGAAGAGGAGCAGATCGCCAAGGCCGAGGACCAGCAGGCCGCAGAAGAGCAGGCGAAGGAAGAGCGCCTCGCCTACATCAAATCGATTATCGAGACGATGCAAGGCGCCCAGTCCCAGTACGAACTCAAGAAGATCCACGACGTTGCCGTGCGCAAGCTCACTGCGCGCAAAGACGATAGTGGCGTCAAGCGCATTGCTCGCGAATTCTCCGAGCAGATCAAGCGATTCACCGAGGAGAAGGCGGCATGACCCAACTCTACAAGCTAACCGAGCAGTTTCTTGAACTTGCAGCCCTGGCAGAAACGGCTGATGAAGGCATGGCTGTGGCTGTCCGGGACACCATGCAAGCAATCGGGGGCGAGTTCGAAGAAAAAGGAAAGGCCCTGGCAACGGTCGTCCTGAACATGGATACCGACGTCGAAGCGCTCGACCGTGAAATAGAGCGACTGAACGACCGGAAGAGGGCAATCAAGGCTCGCCAGGACTCGATGAAGGAATACCTGCGGGAAAACATGGAAGCAGCCGGCATCAAGAAGATCAGTTGCCCCCTCTTTTCCATCACCTGCGTTGAGGGGCGAGAGATCGCCGTGATCGACGACGAAAAGAAGCTGCCCGACGAACTGGTCAAGGTGAAGGTCGAAACCAGTCCTGACAAGAATGCAATCGCGCGGGCTTTGAAAGACGGCAAGGACGTACCCGGCGCTCATCTGGAGCGGGCGAAGTCTTCAATCAGGATCAAGTGAGGCCGATATGCGAACCGTACTCAAAGCCACATGCGGCAAGCACTCCAAGGAAATCTCCGTCTCGCAGATCACCCACTTCGTCGCCGAAGACAAGTACGTCATCGCGTACTACCCAGATGGCGTACTTGTCTTGAACGAAACGCTTAAGGCTCTGGAGACAGAGTTCACCGACGAGTTCATCCGCGCCCACCGGAAAGCCCTGGTCCGACGCTCGCTGATCAGCATGTTCAAAACCCGACCTGATGACAGCCAAGCCGGCGAGGTACTACTGCTCGGAACCGAGAACTGGATTCCCGTCAGCCGCAGCCACTCAGCGCAGATCAAATCGGCGATGGGTGCGTGAGGGCCATGCCATGTACATCAAAAAAGATGTCATCGAGGTCATCAAGTACGCGGCGATGATGGCGGCCTGCTCTCGCCAGTCCTGGGGAATCTACCCCATGAATCAGGGTTACAAAGCCATGCCCTTCCGCGGCGACTATCACCGCGTCGTCGAAGTCTGCCATCCCTGACCAAACAGGAATAACCCCATGCACCAGCTAACAGCGAATCACCGCCCTTGCGGTGTGACGGTCACCGGCTGGCCTGAAGAAAGCCAGCTCATGACACCGGACGACATTCTGCGCATCGCGAGAGCGGTTAAGCAGATGGCGATCAACCAGTCCCAGGGCGCCGATGGCGTTCGGGTCTACCCGGAGGATGAGCCATGCCATTCGACGAAAGCCCCGCAGTCCGCCGCATAAACGCCCTCTGCTCTCCCGCGCCAGCACGCTACCTGCACATTCCCACCGGCATTCACTGGGTCGTCATCGACAGCCTGGGCAATGTCCTGCAACTCGAAAACATCGAGCGCCGGCGCCGACTGATAACCGTTTCTGACCTCGAAACCGAGGCCTGGAGAAAGCTCCCATGAACAAAGCGAATGAATGCAGCTGCCCTTCTGGCGACGGCTCCCTCGTCCATCCGTGCCCGGCACATCCTGCGGTAGAGCAGGCAGGCGGGGATGAGCGCGACTTCCAGGCAGAGGGCGCACAGGAGGTTCCATCGCCAGTCTCACAAGAGTATGACCGACATTTGATCAGTCTTTTGCGTAAAGGTGAGGCACTTCCTGGCCACCAGGAGGAGGCCGCTGACGAGATCGAGCGCCTGCGCGATTGGAATGATCACCTGAACAACACCGTTCTACCCAACATACTCAATCCAACTTTCCTGATGCTCATGAAGGGCGGCGAGAGGCTGCTTGACCTGTGCACGAAGGACGGCAAGTTCATTGGCGTATCGCTGAATGACATGAAGGACGTGTTTGATTGGATGGTCACGCACGCTCGAATTGCACCTGATCACGCCGCCCTGGCGCAACCCTCCCCGGTGCGTTCGAGCCTCTTGATCAACGGATACCAGTTGCGCGCCGCCTTGGAATTCATCGCGCCGGATGGCACTGCCAAGCAACTGGAAAGCGAGGCCCGCATCGAGTGGCGCCAGCAGGATGCCGATTTCCTCGAAGCAGGCCTATACGCATGGTGCGCCGAATACCCCGAGGAAGGCTGCGTCTTGCTGGATGAGGAGCCAGCGACGGCGCAACCCTCCCCTGCGCAGGCAGAGCAGGCAGAGGCGGAGCGGCCGGAGGCGGTGGCGTGGCAATACCGCGTCACCGCAGGACCGCAAACTGGCTGGAGTCTCTGGCACCCAGGAAAAGGCGAGGAGTTCGAACGCTCCTACACCGTCGAACGCCGGCCGCTTATGACCGTCGCCCAGTACGACCGCATCGTCGGGGAGCTGCGGGCGGTGATCGCCCAACTCCGCCAGCACAAGAACGATTACATGGATTCCGGCCAGGAAACTTACCGAGCCTTGCAGAACGAAATCCGGGAGCGGGAAGCGGAAATTGCTCGTCTTGATGGTCTGGTTTCGGGCCGCACGGCAGAGCGCGACGCCGCCCTGGCCAGGGTCGCGGGGCTGGAGAACGGCACCGTGTACGTCGAAGCCCGCCAGTGCTACGAGTGCCATCATGGGGGGATCAACGATTCCGCCGACGGATTGGCCGCCTGCCACGACTGCGACTGGACAGGCCCTGAGCCAGACGAAGACAAGTGCCCTGGATGTCATCGCGAAAACTGCATGGCGGCAGCTTGCCCGGAGTGTGGGGGCCGTTACGAGCTGGTCGCGGACGCGAACATTGCCGCCCCGCCCGCCCAGGCTCAGCACCTCCACGACTTGGATAAACAGTGTCGCGATGACGTAGCGCGTGCGCTCGGTTTGCGCCCGAACGAAGAGCGCGGTTTCGCGTGGTCCTACCTGCTGGCCTCGATCAAGTCATGCGTGAAGGCGTCCGAGGATACCGCCCAGGCTCAGCACAGCGTGCCGGAGGTGTCAGGGATCGGACGAGACTTCGCCTATCCGCGCTCCGTAGTTCTGTACCTGCGCACAGAGCCGACCGACGACGACCTGCGAGCCATCCATGATGGCCTGCTATCTCTCGCCGCCGCGCCCGGCAAGGAGGTAGGTCATGAGTGAGGTGAAGAGTTTCTGGTGCCACGAGGCACGGAACATTCGGTGCGTTCGGGAGGCGGACTACGACGCCCTCGCCGCAGAGGCCCAGGCGCTAAGGGAGGAAGTCGCAGCCCTGAAAGCAAGAATGGTTACGCCTGAGCAGGTGCCGAATGGCTACATCGGCTGGGTAACCCAATATCCAGGGCGCGCGGCAAAGCTCTGGGGGGCACGCGAAATCGCGGAACTGAACTGGTGGCCGGAGGATGGTCAGCAACTGTTCAGAGTCGTTGAGGTTGAGCGGATCGCCGCTCCGGCGCAGGGTGATAACGATGAGTGAAGTGAAGCGCTACGACTGCACCAATGGCGGCTTTGCCTTCTGCCAAGGGTGCTACCAGATGGAGGAAGATCCTCTCGGCGACTACGTTAGCTCAGAGGACTACGACGCCCTAGCTGCCAAGCTAACCATGGCTGAGGACGCAGCAGCAAAGGGAGATGCTGCTCGCCAGCAATGCGGCGGAATGGAGATGGAGATCGAGGAACTTCGCGCTGAACTAGCGGAACTGCGCGCAAGGGTGGTTGTGCTCCCCAGCGTTGATAACGTCATGAATATCGTCATGCGTTACCAGTGGAACGAGAAGACCAACGTCACCGGAACTACGAACTGGGCGGCCAACCTCGGAATGAAGGTTGTCGAAGAGGTCAAGCGCCTCAACGGCAAGACGGTCAGCGCGTCCGCGCTCGATACCCTGCGCCGGTTCGCTACCGGGGAGGTTGGGCACCTGAACAACGGGCATTGCCCTGATGATCTCGAAGGCCGCGAAACGCGCGATCCGGACTGCCTCGTGTGCAAAGCGCTGATCGATACGGAGAAGAGCAAATGATTGTTCTGAGGTTCGAAAAGTACCTGACTCTTTTCTCCTATCACGGCCTTCCTGTCTACGTCGGAGACCAATGCATCACCCGCAGATCATTGGTCTGGTGGTGGCCGATAAACTGGATTGCCGTCTCCATAGGCGCACCAATCGTCATCTGGCGGCTATGGCGTCTTTCCCGCAGGAGGAAATCCAATGGCTGAAGAACTGAAACCGTGTCCGTTCTGCGGATGTTCGATGCGCCTGGAGAGCAACCACGACTGGCACCGGATCGTAGGTGATCACTCTGCCGAGTGCGTGTTCCTCGACAGCGAAACCATGATGGTCCCAGGCATAGAAGATCAGCGTGAAATCGCCATCGCTGACTGGAACGCCCGAGCCGTCCCCGCAGGCCATGTGGTGGTCAGCGAGGGGCTGTTGCGACGCTTGCTCGACAGCGATGGTATCGACGGCATGTTCGATGCGCAGCAAAACTACGCAGCGCATCAAGAACTCCGCGCCCTGCTGGGCGAGCAGGAGGGAGGGAGGCAATGAGCATGGAGTTCATCCGCAAGGCCTATGCCGTTCCATGCAAGCGCGGCGGCCAAGTCATTTACCGAGGGCGTGGCACAGAAGAGCGAGGGACAATCACAAGCGCCAAGGGCGCCCACCTCATGATCAAGCTCGACGGCGAAAGCAAGCCAAGGAAGTTCCACCCAACCTGGGAGTTGCAGTACCTGTCGGAGCAGGCATAGCCACCCATCGCCAACCACTGTACGCATATACAGCAATTCGGATAATGGGCTACCCACTACCCGGATTGCATATGCGCACGAAACCCTTCCGCCCGCCTCAGCGGCATGAGATCGCCGGCCTCCGCTACTACCGCACCGCGTCAGCTTACAACTGGCTCGGGATCACGATGGCGCACCCGACCCGCGCAATCCAGTTGCTGCTCGAGCAGTGCGAGCCAGACGTGCTCTCGCCGATGTTCAACCTCGAGATAGACGCGATCCTGCGCCAGGCCGACGAGTACGCGAAAACCGGACAGGTGCTAGAGCGCGAGCAACTGCGCGAAATGCTCATGCACCTGATCGCCAAAGCGGCGGGCGACTGATACCGATGCCGGGATTCCGGCATCGACACCCAACAACGAAACAAACGCATCCGACCCCGGAGGACCAACCGTGGACAACGACAACGAAACACTAGTCGCACTGCTGATCATCGCGCTGATCGTCTTCGGCATCTTCCGGATAGTCGGGGACTTCCAGAACCTATACGAGCAGACAGAACAGAAAGGACAGGAGTTGAGCAGATGGAGCAAGAGTTGAAGCCGTGCCCCTATTGCCGAGGCTATGACCTAGAGCGGCGCTGGTGCCACGTTTGCGATGGCCGAGGCGTCGTTGACGTTGAGGCTCAACAGAAGGAGCGCGCAGAGATGGTGAAGTTGCTGCGCGAAGCCGGCATTGAAGTGAGGGACTAACCGTGCCTGACGTGCGAGAAGAGTTTGAAGCGTGGCACCACGCTGAGTTCGGCTACGTGGTCAAGGTTGAGGATGATCCGATGCAAGAAGGCCGGTGCGCACGGCTCTGGAAAGCCTGGCAAGCCAGCCGCGCGGCTCTGAGGGTGGAGTTGCCGCCGACGATCACCGCCGAAGAGGTTGTTGAGCATTTCAACATCGACGAGGAAGGCATCGACATGGCTGCTGGTATTGCGCACATGGTCAACGGCGCCATCTGGTCCTGCGCAGCGTTCATCAAGCAAGCCGGAATCGAGGTGAAGCCATGAAGAAGTTTTTGAAGATGCTCGCATATTGCGTGCTTGGGACATCTATTGGCATTGCCATCAGCCAATGGTTCATCTTCGTCCTAGAGATGAGGCTTGGCGCCGTGCTCGGGTACATCGTTGGCCTTGGCCCTGTGCTGCTTGTGCTTTGCATTTTGGGCAGCTTCCTCCAATGGCTGATTCATAAGAACTTGGAGAAAAAGCCATGACCGACCACGCAGACCTGCGGAGGCTGGCTGGGCTGGCTAGCGGCGGAAACTGGTATGGCAAAGACAGCCAGGTCTTGGTAGGCAAGCATGCCATCGCATACTGCAACCATAAAGTGGATGCGCAGTTCATAGGGGAAGCCAACCCCAAGACCATCCTCGCCCTGCTGGACGAGATCGACGGGCTCAAGGCGGAGAACGAGGTTCTGCGCGAGAGCCTGCAAGCGCTGATTCATATTTCAGACGCTACAGGCTGGGAAGACCATACCTGCGGAGAGATAGCCAAGGCGCGAGCAGTCCTGGAAGGAGCCAAGCCATGACCGATATCAACAGGGCGAAGTCGACGCGCAATCTCGACGCCTACTACTACGGCTTCGATCCAACTGGATGCGACTTGGTGGATTCCGTGCTGGAGCAAGTCGCGCGTGCAGGTAAGGCATTCCATAGCACCGATGATTGGAACGAAGAGGATCTCGACGGGTTGAGTCCTGTCGATAAGATGCAGGCGGCGGCGAATGCCTCAGCGAAAACAATCATGGCGCTGATTGCCGAGGTGGAACATCTGCGCAGGTTCGCCGCCGAGGTGTATCAAGTGCTCGGCGCTCTGGACGCCCCGGAGAACGTTCTGGATAACGCTTCCGATGCAGCCAATGGAGTTCCACTGCGACATGAAACGCTACTGCCGTTCTTCGCTGACGACTATGAGTCCATGCAGAAGGACGCCGAGCGGTATCGGTGGCTGCGAGAGCGAGACCTCGAAACGATCAGACAAGGTGGCGTATTCGCCGGGATGACCCCGGAGAACATAGTACTCAACCAGGAAGACCTAGACGCTGCAATCGACGCAGCCCTAGAAGGAGCAACGCAATGAACGACCGCACACTACTCGAACTGGCGGCGCGGGCGGCGGGGATGCAGATCAATGAGCAGCGTCAAGCCGAACGTGATTCCATAGTCGATCCAGCAAAAGCCAGCCTTGGATTGTCGATGGGTGTACGGCCTGGAACCCACTTATCGAAAGCCACCACGCGTTTATTCTGGCGGTGCAGCTTCGCCTGGACATTACGTTCTACAACGGATTTCAGGAGGTGGCCGCCGAGCCATCAAATGGTGACGGGATGAACCCTTGCCAGGAGGTGTTCACAGAAAACCCGTATGCGGCAACTCGGCGAGCAATAGTCCGCGCCGCCGCAGAGATAGGCAAGTCTATGGGAGGTGGGGAATGAGCGAAACCGTAGAAGTGAAGACCTGCGAGCTTGAGGGGGCAGCGCTGGATTGGGCCGTTGCAATGGCTGAAGGAGAAGAGGTCATTGTCCATGACATTGGACAGTACCGTTATGACGTGAGAGGCGGCATCCACTGCTGCAAATATGGCTGCACCTTTGGACCTCGCTCGATTACTGAAGAAGTCGAGCGATACGAACCTTCGGACTCATGGGCTCAAGGCGGACCACTGATTGAAAAGCACCGCTTTGAATTCGAGTGGATCGGTAGCGACTGGCATGGCGAACCGCTGCGATTCTTCACAGCCTGCGGCTGCGATATGCCAGCTGATGCAACATCGGCAGGTCCAACCCACCTAATAGCAGCCTGCCGCGCCATCGTTCGAGCGAAGCTGGGCGAAACCATCAACGTCCCAGCCGAACTCATCAAGTAACCCAGCCGGGCGCCACTAGCTCTCCCTGAGCTAACCCGGCTGGGCAACCAATCCTACCATCATGCCCTCCCCGGCAATAGCTGGGGTGGAGAGGTATTGCCTATGAGTACCGCAGAGAAAGTCGAGTACGAAGACAAGGTGCCCGAGCAGGTGATGGCGGCACTGCTTGGGATAACCTACCGCGCCCTGCAAACCCGCAGATCAAAACGGCAGATACCGGAAGGCGTCTGGAACAAGGTCAACGGGAAGATAATCTACAGTCGAAGGAGATACGACGAATGGCTCGAAAGCCTTTGGGTATGCCCACCGGGGTGGAAGTCATCGGCAACTCTATCCGTATCCGCTTCATGTGGAACGGAACAAGGAAGTGCGAAACACTCCCCTATCCCGCGACGCAAAAAGGGATTAAGACTGCATCCGGTCTTAGAGATCAGGTAGTCCAGGCCATCAAGCTTGGCGTCATGGACGAAGCCAAGTATGCAGAGTTCTTCCCAGGTTCTGCGATTGCGGAATCGGTCAGCAGCCAAATCCCTCTGTTCGGTGAGCATGCGCAGCTTTGGCTAGACAGCCGAGAGATCGTGCTTGGCACCCGCAAGAACTACAAGAGCATCCTCAACCAATACTGGATGCCGCATCTCGCAGTAGCCAGGCTGGACCAGATCACCCCTACCCTCTTGCGCCGAATCATCAGCAGCATCGAGTGGACGTCGCCAGGCGTGAAGCGGAACGCGATGTTCAAGTTGTCGACGATCTTAGATTCCGCTGTGAAGGACGGGCTGATCAAGAAGAACCCGATGGCGCCTCTTGAGAAGCCGAGGGTTTCGAAGAAGCTGGTGGATCCTTTCACCAGGGACGAAGCAGAACGCATCATCCAACACCTGTACGCGACCCTTGGGAAGTACTCAAGGATCTACGCCGCGCTGTACGAGTTTCTGTTCTTCACAGGGTTGCGGCCTGGGGAAGCTTTCGCCCTCAGATGGGACGAGGTAGACGAAGAGGCCAGGCGCATCCACGTGTGCCGGATCGTCATAGATCGCGGAATCGAAGAGCGAGTAAAGACCAAGCACGAACGCGACGTCCTGCTCAACGAATGCGCCCTGAATGCCCTGGCAGAGGCCAAGCGGATTGCTCGGCTGAAGCGCGTCGCCTCCGTCTCCGAATTCGCAGTAAGCCCCTTCGTGTTCCCTCCGAGCAAGGGCGGGCTGTGGATCAAGGAGCCAAGTGTTACCATAAAGCACTTCCACGCCGCGCTGGATGCTCTATCCATCCGAAGGCGCCGGCAGTACGACACCCGCCACACATACGCGACCATGTGCCTGATGGCTGGCATGAACCCTGCGTTTATCGCTGGGCAGCTAGGCCACAGCGTGCAGATGCTGCTATCGACCTATGCCAAGTGGCTGAACTCCGCCTCGGATTGGAGCGAGCTGGAGAAGCTACAGACCAGGGTTAAAACTGGTACGGAATTGGTACAGGAAGCAGAGGAAGGCGCGTAACCATCCCGCAAAGCCCCGCAGGACAATGCCTTGATATCTACAGCTAACATCACCATGCAGTTCGGCGCCAAGCCGCTGTTCGAGAACGTTTCCGTCAAGTTCGGCAACGGCAACCGCTACGGCCTGATCGGCGCCAACGGTTGCGGCAAGTCGACCTTCATGAAGATCCTCGGCAACGACCTGGAGCCGAGCGCCGGCCAGGTCATGCTGGAACCCAACGTGCGCCTGGGCAAGCTGCGCCAGGACCAGTTCGCCTACGAGGACTTCAGCGTCATCGATACGGTGATCATGGGCCACGAGGAACTCTGGGCGGTGAAGGCCGAACGCGACCGCATCTACTCCCTGCCGGAAATGAGCGAGGCAGATGGCATGGCGGTGGCCGAGCTGGAAGTCCAGTTCGCCGAGTTCGACGGCTACACCGCCGAGTCCCGCGCCGGCGAGCTGCTGCTCGGCCTGGGCATCCCGCTGGAGCAGCACTTCGGCCCGATGAGCGCCGTCGCTCCCGGCTGGAAGCTGCGCGTACTGCTGGCCCAGGCGCTGTTTTCGGACCCGGACGTGCTGCTGCTCGACGAACCGACCAACCACCTGGACATCAACACCATCCGCTGGCTGGAAGGCGTGCTCACCGCGCGCAACAGCACCATGATCATCATTTCCCACGATCGCCACTTCCTGAACAGCGTCTGCACCCACATGGCCGACCTGGACTACGGCGAGCTGCGCCTGTTCCCGGGCAACTACGACGAGTACATGACCGCCGCCGAACAGGCCCGCGAGCGCCTGCTGTCGGACAACGCCAAGAAGAAGGCGCAGATCGCCGAGCTGCAATCCTTCGTCAGCCGCTTCTCGGCCAACGCCTCCAAGGCCAAGCAGGCCACCAGCCGCGCCCGGCAGATCGACAAGATCCAGTTGGAAGAGGTCAAGCCGTCCAGCCGGGTCAGCCCGTTCATCCGCTTCGAGCAATACAAGAAGCTGCACCGCCAGGCGGTGACCGTGGAAAACATCAGCAAGGGCTATGACGGCAAGCCGCTGTTCAAGGGCCTGAGCCTGCAGGTCGAGGCCGGCGAGCGCGTCGCCATCATCGGCCCCAACGGCATCGGCAAGACCACCCTGTTGCGCTGCCTGGTCGGCGACCTGCCGGTGGACGGCGGCGAGGTGAAATGGACCGACAGCGCCGACGTCGGCTATTTCGCCCAGGACCATGCCGACGACTTCGCCGACGACATGAGCCTGTTCGACTGGATGGCCCAGTGGACCCAGGGCGGCGAACAACTGGTGCGCGGCACCCTCGGCCGCATGCTGTTCTCCAACGACGAGATCAAGAAGTCGGTGAAAGTGATCTCCGGCGGCGAGCAGGGCCGCATGCTGTTCGGCCGGCTGATCCTCAAGCGCCCCAACGTGCTGGTGATGGACGAGCCGACCAACCACCTGGACATGGAGTCCATCGAGGCGCTGAACCTGGCGCTGGACAACTATCCGGGCACGCTGATCTTCGTCAGCCACGACCGCGAATTCGTTTCCTCGCTGGCTACCCGCATCATCGAGCTGGGCGAGAACGGCGTGACCGACTTCAGCGGCAGCTATGACGACTACCTGCGCAGCCAGGGCGTGATCGTCTGA